TAGCGGCTGCTTTTTGTAACTCGAAAAGTTCAGCAGCCGATTTTTCACCAAGAATATCGACCACTTCGTTATATGGCATATAAATCACGCGCGGCTCAACGTCTCCAAGCTCGATAAATCTTTTGTTTGCGTAATAGTACGAGGCAAGAACACGACCTTTGTGTGCGTAACAAATATTGGTACTGCGATGATCCGGAGTGCCAAAGCATTCATAGTTATAGCCGGAGCAACCGCCGCAACCCATCGCCACTGGGCATTCAAAACACTCTTTGGTTGACTGACTTTCTCGCGTAATAGCGTCCAACATAATCTTGGTATCCTGCTGATGCTTTGTTTTGTACAGTCCATCGAAACAATTACCGAGGCACATCGGCGCTGCTTTCTCTTTGCCGACTGAAATAGGAGCATAGCGAATACACGGATAAGCTTTACCATCAGGGGCAAAAGAAAGCATTGAACCAGTGCCACCACAGTAATTGCTATTATCGTTCGGAGACACGGGATGTCCAGTATCGTCGTTCAACATTGTAATATAAACGTCGCTTTTATTCTCGATAAGCCAATCAGACAAGTCTTTTAACGCGAAATAAATATTTGAAGCGTCCTCTTTTGTATAGACTGGCTCATATGCGAAGTTGCAGTGAATGATTTTACAGCCCTCGTTAATCATCATCTTTACGCTGGGGCAAATATACTTAACAGAATCAGGCACAAATGTCATTTTCGAATTATACCAGCCATACTTTTTTGCATCCTGAAATGCCGCATATGCCTTAGAAAAAGACCCGACGCCATTTACGTCAATGCGAAAAGCGTCATGCAATTCTTGGATTCCATCAATAGAAACGGTGATACCCATTAAATTGTGATATTTCATAAACAGGTGTTGTGCTGCTGGAGTAAACCAAAGTTGTCCATTGGTAGCGAAACTGATGCGAGACATAGGGGCAAATGGAATATTCCGTTTCCAACACTGTTCAAAATAATAATCACAAATATATTCAATTAGTTCGGCCTCAAGCAGTGGCTCTCCGCCAATAAAATCCAAAACAAGAGCTTTGGTTCGATGGGTAATAAAATCGCCATCATCTTTTTCGTATTGGTTTAAGAGATAATCTACGATTTTTTTACCAGTGTCAAGAGTCATAGCTTCGCATTCTTTGCAATGTTCATAGCAATAAGAACAATTCAGATTGCAGGCCCCAGTCACTTGGAATGTTACATTACGAACGGTTTGGTTGTTAAAACCATCAAGAGACGGGAAAAGCTGGCGAATATGTTCAGCGTAATCGTCCATCCGTGTAAAGTTTTTTACCATTCGCATTCCACCTCCTGCTTATAGAAATCGAACTTATACTGAACAGGAAGATACCCCAGTAATTGATTGAACAATGCATTTTTAGCGCAAGTAAATTCAATCCAAGATTTTTGATACTGGGTACGATAATCTTCAATCATTCTCTTGAGGTCATCAGACGGTGTCTCAGAATAACTTTTACACATAACAGAAAGCATTGCTTTGTAACTTTCAGTGATATAAAATCGACGCTCAATTTCTTCGGAGACTTCACGATCTAATTCAAAAGTCTTTTTAGTCATATAACCCCTTTCCAATACGATAATTATCGAATTTCTTTTCAATATCTGGGAATTCCTCTTCAAGTGTCTTTACTTGATTCATCAAAGAAATAAATAGATGTGGACGGAATTCTTTTTCGGACTCAATAGCATATAAGACTGTATTTGCCACGATGTACATAGCCTATTTTTGTTCATCGTTTTGAGGTTCAATACTCAAAATCTTTTCAATGCGATCCGTAGAAAGGGCTTTTGTGTCTGCTATATATTTTTCAGCGTTTGGATAAACTCGAATGGCTACAGCATATGCATATAAGATTTTCTCTGCATCAGATAATTGATACTTACAACTAGCGGCCGCGAGTTTGATAACGCGCTTGACATAACTCAGCCATCGAGAAAAAGGAACTTCTTCCAACTCTGGGTTCTGTAGACAGGACAAATACCCAAGCCAAAAAGGGAAGGTGAACTTTTGAGGATCTGATTCATAAGGAACAGAAAATCCGCCTTCGGGAATTGGATCCATTAACAGAAAATCATAAAGAACTAGGTTTCTACGATAAGCGGCATCTGTCATAAAGGGGCATTTTACAAAGATCTTTTCTACAGGTTTATTGCTGTTCATTTTTGCACCTCCTTTAATTATTCAGACCAACACCACAATTCCCAGAGCAATGGGTGCCACATCCGTTACCAGTACACCAACCCTCACATCCCGTGCAACCGTGGCAACTGCCTTGACAACCGTTCTTGCAACTTCCCTGACACTGGTTTTCACAAGTGCCTGAACAACCATCACAATCACCGCTGCAACCAGAACAACCACTCTTGCAAGTTCCAGAACAATCACCGCTACAACCGGAACAACCAGAATAACAAGCAGAAGAACACAATCCTGTGCAACTAGAACGGCAACCACTAGAAGATCCGGTTAAACTCTTAGACGATAAATCATTAATTTTAACAAGGCAGTCTTTCAGCGTTTGTGCATAAACCAAAGATTCTTTGTCAGGAGTTGGGGTGTTTCCATCGATAGCATTCAATGGAGTCGTGATTTTCTGAATATGCTCGTATGTGATAAATTTTCCATTCGCCGGAGTTTCAGAAAACTGCCACGATGTTCCCTTGTATGTAGAAATAGAACCTGAGCTATTCGCGTTAGAACGACGAGTAATCTCAGTGTTGATGAGCTTTTTTAACGAAGTAAAGTCTTCTGGACTAATCAGTCCACCCTGTTCAGCCATAAAATCACCCCTTTACTCGCACACGAATGCGACGCTCACAGAATAAATCATCGCCCTCTACTGCGTAACCAACAACAATATCCGGTGAGACAACCTCCCCGACCTCAACAGCACGACCAATCCCGGGAACCTTAGAAGGAACAATCAGATCACCGGTTTTGACCTTACCAATCACTCGCACGCGCACACGGCCAGCGAGAGATACCGGAATATATTTATCGATATTATAGTCGTCCAGAGAGGAACCATTGCTCGGTAAATCTCCACCAATGAGCATTGCGTATTCATCCGTGTGAACACCAACCACTCGTTTAGAAGTGTCGTCAGCTCGGACATACCGCTCCGTCTGACTATCTGTGTCAAGAGCAATAATATCGCCCGGCTGAGTCGTACCACCACGCGGGAAAAGCTCTGCGTAGTCATTATAAACAGCGCCGTATGCTTTGCTAAAAACAGCCACACCGGAGTTGTTGACGTAATAATTAGTAGAGCCGAAAAACAACGTACCATTCATAATACCGCCAGAAAGAGGAAGGGCTCCAAGACTGATACAAGCTTTGATTGCTGTGTCGCCACCCGTACCGCCACGTTCAATCGGAATAATACCAGACTGAATGTCGGCAGCGTCATGTTTATGACTCTCGGTAGTTGTTCTTAACTCTTCGACAGAAGCACGAATATCAGCATGAGAATGTTCGTCTGTATTGTGAGTTTGAATTGTTTCATCAATATAATTTCTGGCGTCAGCAATATCATCAGCATAATCTGTAAAGTCAGTGGGCAAAGTCCCTTTCAGTGTTTTTAAGTCTTCTACAATCTGCAGACTTTCATCGCGCTTCTGACTGGCAATGTCACTGCTCGCTTTAGCCGCGACCTCTGATTCTTTGGCTTTATTTGCGCTGTTCTGAGCGGCATCTGTAAATCTTTTGATATACGACTCTATCGTACTTGTGAACATTCGCTCCACAGCCATAATAGAATGCTTCAAACGATTGATAGTATCGGCATTGATCAATGCATTTCGGAGACGAGGATTTGAATTCAGTACAGCTTGTGCGTTAGTGTAATTGCCATTTTCCATCGCAGCACGATACTGATTTGCCGCGCCGATCAAACTGGAAGAAATATCCTCAGAGTTCGTCCAATTATCACAGCTTGCTGGAAAGTTTGTGTACTCAAGGTCGGCATATTTCCCGTCTTCGTTTAAAATCCAATCACTCAAAATTTTCCCTCCAATCAATATTTGTTTTTGACAATATAAGGATAATAGGGCCAATAACGGCTCATAGTAACCGTCATAGTACCATCTCCCAGCGAAATATCTATTTTCTTAATTAAAAAATCGACGGGCTGATTTCCGGTATTGATATATTTGGGAGTATACGAAATTTTTTGATTAACATCTAACCATGGAATCAGTACGCATTCTACAGTTACGTTATCAGTCAAACGACTAAGAGTCCAGTGTTTGTACTCAGCACAGTTCATGGCAGACTCATTAGTCGTATAATTTTCGTAATCTTCTCCACTCAAAATCTCATTGCGCCGCCCAAGCTTTTCAATAGTAAACCGAGAACTATTTATCCAATCAACATCCGCTGCGTTTGACAAGCAAACATATCGAATGTACTTGCAATTTTCAGCTTCTTTATCCTTTTCCTTCTCTTCATCAGTGGGTTCCTTATCAACAAGCTTGACCATAACGTGGATTTGTTGTTCCCCCTGATAATAAAAGTGCTTAGTATTAGAATCATATTTAACGACAATCACAGTGTCTTCAGGAATGGTTGTCCCATCAATCAAGACATCGTTTCCTTGATCGTCAACATTACGAGCATACAAATCGTATGTTCCGTAGCTCAATGATTTAGTAGTCGTTGCAAGATTCCCGTTTGAATCAGCAGACTGCACAGTTAAACGGAGTGAGACAAGAATTTTTACGTTCTTCTTGAAGCCAGTTGTGGGGGTGGTAAAAGCAACCGTCAATTCAGAAGGGGAGTCCTCCATAGATGTAAAAGTTGCGTTTGCAGTAACTGTAGTCGTATCGCCACTAACAGAAAAAGTTGTTTTATCTTTCGCAGAAAAAGCATCGTATTCAACTGACGCTCCCCACAGCTCGACACAATTACGAATCTGGGAATAATCGTATGTACAGTCTTCGGAAATGACGAGATCTTCAAAATCGGCAGCGCTCATAATTGTCAAGGCATCATATCCGGTAGGAATCTCAGAGCAGATAAATGTAGTCCCGTCAAAATACATCTCAAATGGATAATACAAATCACGCAGTTCAGTAAGTATCTGCCAGATGGTCGCGCCAGTATCATATTCAAGGTCATACGGGACACTCCGGTTCCAATATCCAACGACGCAATCCTCCATACCACTCAAGCGAAATGTTTTTGCGATCGCGTTACCAATGTCTGAACCAACAGGTATTTTTGTTTTCTGACCTGTTAAAGTACCGCCAAGCGTTCCATCGAGCTTTGCGACTAGGTCTACGCATGAAATACTAAGGATATGTTCAGTGCTGCTGTATTTGAAACCGTTCTGATTGAAAGCGTATACTCCTTGAGAATACCAGTACAATTTACTGTTAACTGACTCCATACCGATATAAAGTCTTACATATTTATTGGCCTATTCATCTCCGAGCATAGAAGAAATGTCTTTATTTCCCTCCAGATATATAGAAGCAGAGAAGGTCCGTCGAATATCTGCGTCTGAATCGATAGAAATAGAACCGTCAACAGTCAAGCCTTCAAGTGAATTTAGAAGATTCATATCAGTGTCGAGTAATTCTATCTTACAATAGAGATGTTTAACACGTGTTTTAAGTAATGCGAGCTCTGCTTGTGAAGGAGTATAGTTTTTCATGGCACACCTCCATCTATCGTTATGATGTCGTAACAACTACAGAACATGTGGCAATCAGATTGTCCATAGTCGCAGTAATTGTTGTAGACCCCGGGGAAACTCCTTCAACCACGCCTTTATCAGTGACAGTCGCAATTTTCGTATCCGCGCTCTTCCATATGACAACATTCTGAGAAGCACCTGATGGATAAGTTGTATACTCTAACTTGTGATTGTTGCCAACACTGAGCGTAAATTTGCTCTCAGTTAGACTAAAGCTTTGAGCAATAATGCGAACTCGAGTTGCAGATGCGATAATTGTGACATTGCCATAAACAGAAGGAATATTGATTTCGTGACTTACTTTACCGGTAGATTCATCAGTACGCTTAATATAAGTCGTGTTTGTGACATTTAAGCCGCCCATAAAAACAACAACGCCACTGATTTCGTAATCTTCAACAGAGGAAAGAGTGGCAGTATATGGTTTGCCTTCGGAAATGGTAGTGTCCGTGTTGTCTGAATCGACATAGTAGAAATTGTTCGTGATATTGTAGGTTTCCTCTCCGGTTCTGCCTGTCATCACGTTCACAAAACCATTGTTCAGCATATCGTTGTCATCGTTAACGCTTCCAACCTCCGTAAAGTCAAAGCTTAAAGTAACCTTGTCAGGATGTTCAGAATTCGAAGACTTGACGTTACCATCAATAGCAACCATCCAGATGCGGCCATCTTCAATTTTCAAAATCTTAGTACCGCCATTCGTGAGCCAATCAATCATATCTTCACGATACCAATGACTGTGCGCCACATCGAAAGTATCATTTTTTAGATACCGAATGGCTGTACCAGAAAAAGAGCCTGAAGTGTAGTTTGATTTGCCTCCGAAAAATACAAATGGATATTTACGATTTAAGGTTGTCACAACAGATGATTGACGATTTCGATCGGTTTCAGTGATTGAAGGGTCGAGCAAAATATGATAACTTACAGTTCCATCTGTAATGATAGCTCCATAAAATTTACTTTGAACAGTTGTCTTAATATATGGAAGCTCTGTTCCGTCACTAAGAACGGGGACTAAAGCGTACTCGTACTCCGTTTCTCGCCCACGTGCAAAATAATCGTTGTAAACAAAATTGATGTTTCCATGTCCGGCAAGCTGCTCATAAAGCAAGACCCACGGTTTTTGATCTGCCCCGATTTCGCGGCGCTTCAACTTGATTTCGTGCAGATCCGAGCCATATTCAAAGTTGGAGCCACCAAGAGTTTTTTGATTAAAATCGGCAAAAAGCAAAGTGTCTTCTGTCCATTTCATACCTGAATCATAAAAAGTAGAGAACTCGTCAGGAGATCCTGAAAGATAGACACCGTCGTAAATACCATTTTGAATCACAAACCCCGCCAGAGAAGGGTTCCCAGCACAAGGAGAGGCGTCAGAACCAGTACCGAACAAATCGTATCCCAGAAAGTTCATTCTTCCACCTCCCTAATCGTAATATCATAAGCATTATCTTTATGCTGTAGGCAAATCAGTACGTCCATACTGGTTCGTTTCATGTAGTTACTGTCAATAAAATAAACGTCGGAATATGCAAAACCACCATCCTCGCGAATAATCTTTAGCATAGCATAAAAATATTCGGACTGGTTGGCGGGAAGATAGCTTTCGTAAGGAAGTTTAGAAAAAGCTCGAATATTAGTGGAAATAACGCCTCTATATATCATTCCATCCTGATCGAACGAGAATTCTACAATATTTTTTCGAATAACAGGACGAACCTTGAATGCCATCGCATAGTCTTTGACATTATAGAACTCCATTTGATACGGAATATCGAACGTGACTTTTTCACCATGAGTCAAATCCACAGCATAACCACCAGATGATGTTACATAAGAAATCTGGTCTTTTGTTATTCCAGAAATATCAGCGAGATGGCTTGAAATAGCAACATATCCGTCACTTAATTTATTCTTACACTGTAAAAAAGTGCCTCCTTCTGCGCTCGCATAATATTTTGTTTCGAACTGAATAAAGCCAGTATCCAAAGAATAACCGTTACGAGTTGTGCCGGTTCCGCGAATATAAAACACAGTCCGATTATCCAAACCGTTCACTGTAAAAGACGCTCCTACAGCTCCATAGAATACTGCAGATTCTTTAATCAGATTCTTACTTTCATCGTATAGATGATACTGGTAGGTACTTAATGTTTCACCCTGTACAGTTACATACTGATACGATAACAGAAACAAAATTGAGGAAGTAGGGATAATATTTTCCGTATTAGAAGAAAGCCCGTCGAAGCTCAATATTGGTTTTTCTTTGCACCAAAGAGGAATAGGGTCACTGAAATCACCATATTCGTCTTCACCAGAAAGTCTGACCTTGACGCGAATAGTATAGTTGCGAGACTGATTGTCGAGCCAATCTGACGAAGTAATTCTATAACCATAACCAAGATTAGCAGTGAAACCAGTCACAGCGTTTGTAACACTTCCGAGCAACTTGTTGGTCATGCTGTCATACACTTCATAGCAATACGTGGTCGTTGCCTTTTCCAGCGCGGCAGTCTTCTCTGCTACATTGTCTTTATCATTCCAAATCTTTCCCTGAACATCATGCATGGCCCAGCCGACAAATGTGCTTGTTTTACCATAAGTTTTCTTTAGTTCGGCCTCACTCCAACCAGCGATAGCACTGACATCACAGGCAGACAAAGGAGCACCATCAAAAGTATCTCCTTCAACCGCAGCAATCATCTTTTTGACGGTGATGGCGCTTCCACCAACCGTCTCTGAAATTCCTTCCGCATCAACGGACAAGATGTTTGCAACCACAAGGCCATTGGTCATAGCAGTTGCTTTCGTTTTGACATCAGATAAATATTTTGAAATCTCAGATTGAGTGAGCGGAACGAGTTCACCATTGTCCGTCTGGAACAGAGGAGTGTACGCCACCTGTAGACTGCCCATTTTATCATCACACCCGAGAACGGTAGAATAGTCGCCCTCAGAAATGATGGTTTCGTTCGCATTCATCTCATTCACAAAGGTCTGATACTTTGCAATATTTTCAGCTGTCCATACAATTCGAGCACGATTGAGATTGTCAATATTCCCATAGGTCTCGACACCACGGCTTTTAATAGCAGCGATAGTAGTCTTCTGCTTCTCAATGGCCTGATCGTATGCTTTTTGAGCATTATTATATAATGTACCGTCATAGGTGGTTGCCACCTTAAAATATGCGGTAGTCCCTTCGTTTGCATCAAAAACAGAAATGGGGGACAGTATAGGTTTCGCCAAGGTAGAATCACCTCCTAAAATTAAAAGCCGCACTTGCAGGGTTATCCGTCATTGGCGGAACTACCTGCATTTTGCGCGGCTTAGAGTTTATGAAGAATCAGCGTATTGTAGTTGCTTTGAACAGCAGTCACCGCAACCCGTTCTCCAACCTTGAAGAACTGACTGGATTTAATCGTGTATTCCTGTCCAGCAGAAGTTACGATGTATTTCCCGTTGCTGGTTCCTGTCACAACACCAAAGAAGGTCTTGTCAAACGAAGCGCCCTCAACAATACATCTGGCAGTATCGCAAATCATCTTCGTGAGCACACTGACAGCTTTTCTTGAATCAGTCACTTGACACACCTCCTTATCGTTTACTACATTCCTGATAAATCGCATTGGGCAGACCCTGAACGATTTCACGAGCCAGACTGTCAACGTCTCCAATCGGCTTCTGAACATAGATGTCGCCAATGCTGATAGACGGAGCCTGACTGTGATTCTGAACATTTGCGGTAAGGCCACCGTTCTTTGCAAGTTGCTCTTGGAACCATTTGTCGGGATTGCCGCCCAAATCAAAGAGCTTAGATGTAATATCAGCAGGAACAACGCCGTCACCAGTCTCAAGATAGGTATAGCGCCCAGCTTCAGGCTGGCGGACGATAAGTTCCTGGCCTTTCTCATCAACATTATAAGTACCAGACTTGTTAATGCTGCGAGAACCGGTAGCTTTCTTGCCCGTGATTTTATCGACTTTGTCTTTGACCCAATTCTTTGCCGAATTAGTCTTCTCAGAGACGGCCTCTTTGATATTGTTGTAAGTCTCTTTCACTTTATCAACAATTTTTTCAGCAGTCTCTTTCGGGTGAGTTACTGCGTCCTTTACATTGGACGCGACCTCTTTGCCCTTGGTGTATGCATCCTTTGCGACAGAAGCAATCTCCTGAGCGGCCTCTTTCGGATGAGTGACCGCCCAAGTGACTTTTTTGCCTGTCTTGACTGCACTTTCAACTGCCGAAGCAATCAGTTCTGTCGGATGAGTGAGTAGATGCAATGCCTTTTGAACCATGTTCGGGTCATTGGATTCATTGTATTTTGTCAGCTTGTCCACAGCGGAACCGAGAGAGTGCTTGTTTATCCATGCACCAAGCTTGCTGTTGGAAAACTTCTCGAAGAGCCCTTGAATAGTTTTCTTGACCTTGCTAAAGCTAAACGATGCAGAAGGTCCAACATTGGCATCCATTGAATTGCCATAGTAGCCACCACCGCCAGACAAACCAGGAGCCGGAGTGGTATTCATGGTGTTTTCAACTTTTGGTAGCCAACCAGATATAACATCGCTGATATTTGACGTATCTGCATTGTAATCAGCAAAAATGGTCTCAAACAGCTTATTAATTGCAGTAGAAGCGTCCGTAGACATGTCGGGAGACAGGGAATAGAGGTTGTCCCATCCATTTTTATACACACTGCCCATACGCTGGAACATCTCAGCACAAATAGTCTTGATTTGGTCGTCGGTTAGATTCTTATTGCCAAGGGCAGAATCCATCGAATTAGAAATCATGCTGCCCATCCGGTCAAAGATGGTACTACCGATGGTGTCAATCTGCTCTTCAGACAGTCCGGCATTTTTGCCAAGCCGCTTCCACACTGTATCAAACTTATCACGCAGACGCTTCATCTGGTTGTTCGCCAGACTCTTCGTAATAGATATCAGGTCGCCCTTGGTTTTGGCATTCTTCAGATTATCAATAGGAAGAGAACCGACCGAGCTGCCAGATTCTTTCATGGCCTCAGATAACCATTTCTTTGGATCTTTGCCAATCTCCATCAGATTCTCTGTAGTGTCAGCCGGAATAACGCCATCGCCCTTTTCAAGATAAGTCATTCGACCCTTTGCGGGATTACGAACAATTATCTCTTCGCCCTCTTCGTCAACATTGTACGGAGCAGCCTGATTGATATGCTTGTCACCCTTAGCACGGCCCCAGTTCCAAGGCCAGATTTTCCAAGAACCAATGCCCTTCTTTTTATAGCCGCTATCGCTTGAACTCTTACCCCAGTTCCACGGCATAAGTTTGCTGATAAAGCTACCAACACCCTTTACCGCCTTGCTGATAGTAGAACCGATGCCCTTTACTACATTAGTGATCCCCGCTCCGATTCTCTTAATACCAGTAGTGAGGCTTCCGCCACCGATCGCGCCGACAGCGAGCGTACCACCAAGCAGGATCTTGCCGATGACAGGAATATGACTGACCGCAGCCGCAATAGTTCCGGCAACACCCGTACCACCTGTAGTGCCAATAACGGTGCTGACAGTCTTACCAATTCCTTTGAAAATACCAGCAACACCAGAGAATAGCTTGGTTTCACCCAATGTAGTACCGATGTTACCGAAAATTGAGCCAAGTCCGCCAACCGCGCTTTTGGCAATAGATGCGACTCCACTGAACCCTTTTTGGAAGATAGACTTCAATCCGCCATTGCCGGAGAAGAGCCCCTGCGCAGATTTAGCTATAGACGGTTTTGCGGCATCCAGTCCAGTAGTGATGCCATCACCGACGCCAGACTTTATAACTGGAGCAATATCGGCTGTAAGTTTACTACTAGCACTGCCATCGCCGATTCCAAGGATACTCTTTCCTGCATCCAAGAGGCGACCAAAGAATCCCTTACCGGAACTCTTGTCGGAGAACGTACCAATGGCACGCTGCAGTCGATTGAACAGGCCGGTAATACCACCACTCTGAGTAGTCCCAGTGCTTAAACCATTTAGAACGTCGTTCAGTTTAACCAGAGTATTAACCAAATTGGTCAGATTAACGACGACATTGTTGACATTAGTTGCGCCCTGAATCGCCTTCATGCTGGCGATGACATTATCTTTGTAACCATCAAGACCGGCGGTCATCTGGTCGAATGTCATGCCCTGAATCTTCGCAGCATATTCCTGTTTCTTCTGATAGTCTTCGTAGCTAGAACCAATCAGGTTGATCAGTTCAGTATACTTGTCTTTCAGCTTGTTCAGTTTATCAATCTCGTCGTTTAGAGCGTTCTCGCGCTGTTTAGAGTTGAGATTATCACGAGCTTCTTTGATGGCGGATTCATCAGCCTGCCACTCATAACCATTAGAGGTGTAGACACGGACGGTTTTCTGAGTCTCGGCTTTTTCAAGCTCGGCTTGCAATTTCGCTAGTTCGATAGCCTTCTCTTGCTCGTCGTTTGCGTTCTGAAGAGCTTCGATTCGTTTATCAATCTCCTCGGTCATGGCATCGCCATAAATCTTGAGGTCGTTGGAATTGTTATCGTTGAACTTATTAAAAACATCAAGCAGGGAAGAGAAGAGGTCTTTCAGATTAGAGAAGATAGTTTGAAGGGTTTGAGCCTCAGTGCCCATGCCTTTCATGTGGTCAGTGACATCCCAAGTGCCATCGGCAACCTTTTGAAGGATTTCAGCATAGCGCTTGCCAATATCAGTGCCTTCATAATCAGCGGCGAGTTTTTGTAGCTGTGCAACATAAAGCGCACGGAACGCCTCTTTATTGAACACAAGCTTATCACCCTGAAGCTCAAGGCAAGCTGTGTACTTTACGTCAAGCCCCATTAACTTCTGGATTGAATCTTGACTTAAATCACCATAGGCGTTATATTCGTCCACAATATCGGACAGGTCATTGAATGCACTTTGGAAGTTGTCCATCCGATTATTGATGTTTTCCAAAGTAGAACCTATGCCGTTGATATATTCCTCAATACTGATAACATTGTTCTTAATCTTATCCTCGGCGTCTCTAAAACCTTGGACAAGATATTTTCCAGCTTTACCGCCAGTTTGTTCACAAGCAGTAGCCATACCATCAAGCTTTTCGAGGAACATCTGCTTAAAGGCATCGCTGTTATAATCAACCAATCCAGTTTCGGGATTTAACGCTCCAGCAAACCGTTCAGCCGTAAACAAATCAGTGTTATCATACAGATCACGAATTGCCTGATACTGTTTGTCAACACCATCTGCATCAAGAGCGCCAAAAGGATTCTCAATCTTATTCTTACCGATATCAGAAAGACTGGAAAATGCGGATTTTATAGCGTCCGTCTTTTCCTTGGCTTCGTCCATCGCGGTGCCGTAGCCCTTGATGGCATCAGTCAACTGCTCGAAAGAGATGGTTGTTGTGTCTACATTCTGATCAAGATAGTTCAGAATTTTATTCATCTCATCAGCTGATTTTCCGCCATCTTTTGCGGCATTTGCTTCCTTGAGTTGTTCCTTCACAAACTTACGGAACTGCTCTACATTGATTTGGAGCTTATTGCCCTGCTTTGTCAGACAGGCCGTAAACTTATCGTCCAGACCAACCAAAGACTTTGCTGTGTCAGCACACAGATAACCATACTGGTTATACTCCTTCATTGCCTTATTTAAGGTATCGAAGGCAGAAGCCACATCAGTTACAGATTTGGCAGTATTCTTATTCCGGTTCTTGGTTTCCTTATCAAAACCATTCATGTGCTGACGGAACTTATCCGAATTGCCCATGATTTGGTCAACAGTTGCGTCCAAAATATTTAAACCAGAAGCAAGGCCAGCATAGACTTCCTTAGTCCTTTCTGGGTCAACAGACCATGCTGCATCTCCATTCGTCAAGAACTCCTGTGCTGCAGCGGCTGTCATAGATGCTTTTGCAAACTCGCCAAGGGCAGGACAGACCCGTTCGGTCAAAGCTGTTGCTTGGTCTTCTGTTGCCTTGGTTGCATCCTCGACAGCATCCTTCTTTTCGCCCTGAGCAATCTTTGCAAGCTCCGCATTTGCCTTCTCAACAAGAGCCATGGCCGCAGACTGATACTGAGCGGCAATCATACCCTGATACTTCTCGGTATTCACCTGAAGCTGACCATCAACGAGTTCGAGACAACTCAGATACTCGAAGTCTTCATTAAGAAGGGTTTGGAGTGTGTCTGCACTCAGATAGCCATATTTATTGTACTCATCAATAGCGGTGGTCGCATTCTTATAAGCAGTCTGAATCTCATCAATCTCAGAGGAGATATCCTCCATCTTCTGAGAAGCTTGTGCTACTGCGTCAACACCATTTGCAGAAGACTGAGCTACAATACCAACCTGAACAAGTGCTTGGATAAACGCATTTACACCGTTTGTGTCAGCAGAGAAGTCCATGTCGGTCAAAGCTTTACGAAGATTTGCGAGAGCTTGCGCTTGATCATCGGATAATCCTTCGTTTGTACCCCACAAGAGTTCATTCAGCTTACTTGCATCAAATCCATCAATCGTATCTTCCAGAGTTTGGACAGCAGAATTTACTTTATCAAAAGTAAAACTGACATCCATACTGTTGTTATTGTCATTCTGCCAAAAATCAACGGCTTGAAGTTTTCTACGAGCGTTTGTATTGTTATTGATAGCATCCGTTGAGTCGTTGTAAGAATCTACATCGTCACGGAGAGCAGATTGCTCATCAAGCAAGAACTGATACAGACTATGATACGTTCCACCGGCAGCTCGTTCAGCCTCAGTTGTATTGTCAATGACATATTTTAAGGCTTTACCAACCTCGTTGTAATAGTCAACAACAGAATCCGCATCATTTAAATCGTCAGGTCCATAACCACCGAACTTATTGAAGACATCAATGCCAGCATTTTTAATCTGGTCACCCATATCCATTTCAGGAGCCGACCAAACAGTAAGGTAATGCGTCCGATTATTCTTCTTAGCTGTATCAACAAGCTTGTCGCCTTGAGCATCTTTGTTTTGTGTCAACTCATAACGAGATGCTTCCAACTGCTCCGCTGTAATATCCTGAAGTAAACCAAGCTGCTCTTCATATTTACCATTCTGCAGGTCAAGTTTACCAAGTTTGTTTTCATCAAGCGTTCCTTGTTCTTTCGCAAGATCAAGAATCTCTGCCTGAATATCTTTTGCTTGGTCAAAGTCCTCGGTGCCCCAACCAGACTTGTCGCCAAGTTCTTCATAGGCACTGACCAAATCCTTTAAAGAGGAAGTGGTGCTCTGCGCAGCGTCAGCCGCTTCCTTGGATTCCGTTGCGACATTTTGCACTCGTTGTGCCGCTTCCGTAATCTTCTTAGTGCCCCAAGAGACAAGCAGGCCAATTCCAACACCCAACGCGGCATTGAGCAGTAGAGCTTCAGCTCTTAACGCAATCATTTTCAACCGCGTTCCTTCAATTTTAGCTTGACCTGATAACATCCATTTGATAAAATCAGAAATAGAAAGATTAGTTTCGCCAAGAATACTCTTGTAAGCTTTATATTTTTCAATTAAAGCAACTAACGAAGTACCTACTTGGTTAAAAGCACTTATCTGTAATTCTTTTTCTTTGGAGTCAACCGTAAAGAAAGTTAATATCGATTTCGAGGAGATGTGAAATCTATGGAAAAATATGTACGGTATTGTCCATTTTGCGATAAATACTATTCAAGATGGGACTTGTTATGCGCTTTTTGTATTCGAGACAATATTTTGCTTATAGAATGGAACGAAATGACAAAAAAACAAAAAGAAGAATGGAAAAACAAAACCAAGCCGAGGAGAAGTATTTCTGAAATAAACCCAGATACTCTCAAAAAACTTCAAAAGGATGCCAATGCTTTCGATTCCCAATATAGAGCAGAACTAGAAGAAAAGGAATATCCTAAATATGTTCCAAAGTGTCCTGTCTGTGGCTCGCCAGACTTACGCAAGATCAGTGCAACCTCAAAGGTTCTGGATGTTGCTTTTTGGGGATTTGCCGCTGGCAAGCCAAAGAAAACATATCACTGCAACAATTGCGGATATGAATGGTAAGAAGTGGCTAACTCAACAGGCATAAATAAAACACCCGGAGGTGCGTAACTTCCGGGTGCTTTTTCATTTGGATATAATAAAAGCTCCTCACCAGAGCGGTAAGGAGCTGATTTTTTACAAAAACGGGTTATCTTAGCCACTTACTCGTTCGATCATCAACTCTCGTATCAGACTTCCAGAAATGGCCACTGGAGTCCACCAGCGCCTCGTGACTACAATCCCGTCTAATATATTATATCAAATCTATAGAAAATGTCAACACTTATTTTTAGAAAAGTTAAGAAAGAATCTTGAAACCATATTTCATCTTTTCTACGCCATTTTTTCCGCAATATAATTTTGATCTGACATTCTCCGATAGGCTTTGATTCTTTGGTTTGAGGTTGGCAGCATACCTTGCTAATGTGTTTGGGATGAAATCTGCCAATTGCAGTCCGGCGTAATTGTCGGATTTCTGTACAAACTTTATCTCACGCAAGTGATTTTGAATCGTAGCAGGAGAGTAGTACATCGTTCCAAGAGCTTTTAATTCATACATTCTTTGTTGAATTTTCATGTTTTGCTCTGGTTGCATAGCCTCATAACAGATATCACCGGTTGATTTTGTATCGCTAAGGAACTGGCAATAATGTTCAATCATTAACTGAATCGCAATCGTGAACTGATTGTTCAAATGTTGTTCACCATAACTGTCGAATAATGCTTTCTTATCAAGACAAACACCCAAAGTCACTACTGGAGACAATCTAAATATTTTTGACATCTCGTTATAAAGAGTCAAGACATTGCTTTTCTTTGTGAAAATTTTGTTATAAGATGGAATTTCATTAAGATGATAGCGATTTGACCACGAAGAAGCAAAACTAACATCTTTTTCATGAAGTATATAAGATGATGCATTTGCATCTCCAGCCCATAATAAATTTTTAAGATCTATCAGTGACTTCTCAATCGCAGTATAATCCTCATTCTTTATAATAAGACCACCAATTACAAAATATCGTTGCTCATCTGATTTCTTTGTTTCACTCTCATCCATATACATCATATATGTAGACACAGGCATCACACCTTTACATTTTTCTATAAGTCTACCACATACGACATTATTTAGCAAGAGGATTTAAAACGCCCGGCCTCCCAGTAGTAGGGAAGTCGGGCTTGTTCATTATGATGGCTGCACGGCAGTTATTTCAGAAGTTCAGCGATTTCTTCAGCAGTCACACCATTTGCCAGTGCATTGGCAACAATATCTTCTGCCTTTTTACGATTCAGCTCTGCCGCAATCTTTTCGTCAGCATCAGCCTTTTTCTTTTCGAGCTTTACAATCTCTTTGTTGAGTTTTTTCAACTCCGCCTCTTTTGCTTTACGCTGGACGTTCAATGCAGCGATATTATCACCAATAGTTGCAATCTCCTGAGCAATAGATTCTGCAACAGTATTCTTTTCAGCGATCTGTGCTGCGTAATCGATACCATCAAGAACCTTTGCTTTGTTCTTGCTTCCTCTAGGACGTGCCATAATAAAATACCTCCATATATTTTGGATACACGATTGTACTTATATTATAGCCAGAAAACTTCAGGAAAGCAATCTCTTTTTATGTATTATAAATTACATTATAGTGATATTGACAGGATATGACAGACGGGTGTATAATAAATTGGCAGTCAAGGATTCTGCGTTTACTTTCTTCCTTTCATAGACGTATATAGGCGAACGTCCTCCCATTCAGCCGAAAGGCGAGAAGGAGAATGCCATATCTTTTACTCCCTTTCGGTGAGTCTATACCGAGAGGAGTGATGTGTAATGACTATTGAGATCACTACGGTCTACTATGTCGCAATGCTGATTTTCGGCTTTGCTGGCTTTGTCAAAACGCTTCTTGAGATTTTCAAGATGTTACATCATCATAGCGAAAGCCGTGATAAGTAAAAGAGCCGCCTATTAGCAGTAGGTGGCTCTTTCTGTGATGTGAATGTGTCCAAGCATTTACATTGCATTTTAAACTGTTCACCGAGGGCTTCGTCTGTAGGAGTCCTTGGCTGTTTTTATTATACACTTTTTAGAGTACGCTGTCAACGAACAACAGTGTACTTTTTCTTTTTATTCAATTATTCAATCATTTTTCTCTTAATTGTATCGCGCCAGAGAATAGCACGTCTCCTCGTTTCCACCTACTTCTTTAAGTCGTCTGGTTACGTCTGAGGTGGACTTCTGAACTTTCGTCCAGAACTGACTATCCTTCCAGTGGTTGCTCACTGACCCTTTTTAGTCGATGAACCTTCCACACTTCTACATTATATAATAGGGGAGTGGATCGGCTGCTGACCGCCCATTGTAAACGCTACTTAGCACTCAACCATTACCATATTTTGACAATACGATAAAACCGAGCTTTTATCTCAGCATATAGCATCCATATCCTTGTTTCTATCTTTCGATTCCTACATTATATAAATATAATAATAGGCGATATGGCTCTTAGGGTTTCCCAGCACTCTAGGGGCTATTTTATTTTTACATGGTGCCGCATCCTATATTATCAAACGCAACAAATATAAGAGGGCATATTAACTTTACCCGCACCATTCTTGAGCTTTCCGCTCATCTGCATTACAGACAACACACCAGAAATGGCAGCTGTCAAAGTGGGTAATGTGCCGGCTGCTTTAACTGCACCATCAGCAAGGTCTACTGCTCCGGTGGCGAAATCGACAAAGAACTTGATTGAAGAACTATCAAGTAAGTCTTTACTGAACTGTTGGAATGCAGCATCTAACTGATTCAACTTACCAGTAATACTGGTTAAATATACTTCATTTTCTTTTGCTGCAGAACCAGCACTATTGGCAGCATCTTTCATTGATTTTTCCGCAATCTGGAACTGGGACAATACGGCGGAGACACTGTTCGCATTGCGCTTTCCGCCAAGAAGCTTTGTAACGTTCGCACGATCAACATCAGTCAGCTTGCCCCAGACCTTGGAAATCTCCATCAAGATATCATATGTACTCTTAAATTGAGTTCCGGCAGCGTCTGCCATAATGTCAACGCCAGTAAGCTTCTTTAATTCACTACGAAGCTCGGAAACAGAATTCGCACACCCGTCTGTAGATTCTCCCATCGCGGTTAAATCCGTCTTGGCAGCTCTTAAATACATACTGACAGTTTTTAATGTTTGGCCGGTGGACTCCGCGTTTTGGGTAACAGAGTTCATAGCCACACCAAGAGCAACTGCCTGGTCAAGATCATTTCCGGCTTCATGGAGGGCTGCGCCACTACGAGTCAATATTTCAAGGATATCCTCGGCACTTGCAGGCTCATTATTTGCGACCTCATTAACAAGATCAGCTACCTTTTGAGCATCTTCTGCAGCAAGATCAAAGCCTTTCAAAACGGAAATCATATAAGACGAAGCATCTGTAACACTTTCAATGCCATCGCCAACATTTTTCAATAGAGTGCTTACACGGGCGAGTTCCTCTGCATCCGGCATATTATATCCAAGACGAGACCAGTCTGCTGTTGCACTAACATAATCAGAAATTGACGCACCCAAATCACGAGCGGTTTTTGCCGCACGATCAGAGAACTGTGAGTACGCATTTTCACTTTCATTTGTTACTTTGCGCAGCTCTACCATAGCGTCGTCTATCTCTACAACATTATTATAGACCTCTCTCAGACCCTGTTTAACCATGGCAACGCCAGCCATGGCGATAGCAGTCTGAAAGTGCTCTTTAAATAGGCGAGAGAGTTTTTGACCGAGAGTTTCTGCGGCGATACCAGCGCTTTCCATGTCGATTTTCAGTTCTGCAAACTCGTTACTCAGAACATTAAACGGTTTAGACTGCGCTTCTGCGGCATCCCGAATGTCGTACAGACGCTTCTTTAAATCTTGTCGCTTATCGAGATTGTTTAGAGTCTCCTCGTACTTATTTATAGTTGTAACAAGGTTGCGAAGATTCGTTGACTCATTTGTTGTACTCGTGCTTTCTTGAAATTTTTTCTTATACTCTGTCAGCTTTTGAGAAACATTTCCAAGTTCATTCTCAAGTGCCTGCAACTGTTTAATAAATTCTGCTGGATTGTTTTGAACCGCTTTTAAATTTTTAAGACTAACATCAAGATCATGCAACGCACCGGAGTCTGCATTCTTTGTTATATCGCCAAAAGCATATTTTTTTAACTCTTTGTTTTTGGCAACATCAGAGCCCATTGCAACATTACGCAGCCCTTGAATCGAATCGGCCACATCTTCTATTTTCTTTTGCCGTGCAGTTGCGGACACGCTTAGATTTCCCTCGGCTTTAATGGCTTCGTTAATCTGGATATTTACTTTCTCCCAGTCCACAAGAATTTTACCAAGTGTCTCGGCATACTCTTTGGACTGTGGATTTAATTTATCAAGATTTCTAAAACGAGCTTCAAAACTTCCGTCTTGGTCATTGCCATAACCAGAAATCTGCCTATCAAAACTACTAATACCATGAGCCTTTAACTTCGTTTGCTGTTTGTGAATATTATCAAGAGTAGAAGTGGCTTGCCGTTCAAGCTTTTGATATTCTTTTGTATAATCAGAAACCTGTTCTTTTGCGATATTGAAGCTTGTCTTTAGGCCGTTTACACCAGACGCATATCCTTTTGAAGTATGGTCTTTATCAAGGGTATTGATTTGGTCTAATATATTCTGAAGATTGGAACTTAATTTTTTTGCTTCTTCCGTAGTTCCTTTAATTGAACTCTTCCATTCGGTAGTTTTGGCTTTTGCTTGCTCAACAAATTTCTCTAACTGTTTAATCTCTGAAGCACCAGTAGTATCAGTCTTCGCAGAACTAGACTTTCCGGTATCGACCTTAACTGTCTGTTTTGCCGCAGATTGCATAGCTTTTTTAAGCTGTGCGGTTACTTTACTCTGATCGATCTTAACATCAAGTGTAACCTTTGGAGTTTTTAACTTTCCGCTCTTGACTACCTTATCAAGTGCATCATTTATATTACGGATAGTGTCGTTTTGATTTACTCCAAAAGCAATTTTTACTGGTTTTTCTTTATAATGCTCCTTGACAGAATTAAATTGCTGGTCTAATTCTTTTTTATTTGTATCAATAACAACCTTGACCTTAATAGCTGTTACGGCAGAAGACTCTGTGCCAGTATTTTCTTTTTCATCCATACTGTTGGTCACCTCTCTTTTCCATTTTCAACAATTCCTTTCAAAATAAAAAAGAGAAGCGGCCAGCTTCTTCAAGCCAGCCTCCTCTCATTCAAATTTTATTCCAAATAAATTCTCATAAAAGATGGCTTTTACAATCCATGTAAAGCCGTCTTAACAATCATTGCCGCCTCGAGTTGAACAGGTTTAATGAATTCTCTTTTTGGACGTTTCATTTTTGCACCTTCGCTTCTGAAATACCATTCCAAATCCATCCACAATCCATGCTCAATCCAATTTGCGAACATAGTTCCACCAACAGCCTCGTCTTCTTCATCATTGAATCCAATATTAACGGCTCTTGGGTCGTCATTAAGCCCATTTCGCTTATCTATTCCATACTGAACCTCAGAACGATCTGTGCTATGATTAAGGAAAACTGATAGCTCTGGTTTGGCAATATCCTTAACAATTAGTGAAATTACGTTTCCATTACGAGAAACATTGCTAACAATATTTTTGGCATCAGTAATACCTGATATCCCGTATTTTGGATGGATGTTTTGTTTTGCACTTTCAAGCAAACGTGCTTCTAGCTGTGGAGCAACATCATCACGAACAATACGTTCCACACCATCTGCCACATCGCTCAATATGTCATCGAAGTTTGTGTATGACTGTTTCATTCACTCCACCTCAAATCTCAAACCGATCCTTTGCAGACTGAATTTTTGTCGTATCCTTCTTGATGTAATACTTATTGGTCACATCTGTACCGGCATGATTGAGCAGGGAAGAGACGTCCTCCAGACTCATACCAGCATTCTTCAGCAGGGTAGCACCACTATGCCGGAAGTCATGCGGGTGCAGCGTAGGCTCATCGATCATCTCACCAATCTTCTTACACCAGTCGCCAGCAGTGCTTGAAGTAATCGGCATCCAAGCTCCATTGATTTTTGTACCAACAAACACATAGCCGCCATCCTCAATATCATGCTCAGTGCGGTATTCCTTCAGCGCTTTTAAAAGCTCAGAAACTTCCTTACTGAACATCAAGTCAACGATTTTACCCTCTTTTTCCAGAACGTCATGCACCATACGATTCTCATAGTCGATAGATTTCCAGAGCGTATTCCGCACGGCGTTGACACGAGCCATCGTAGATAACGAGAACAGGGCGTACAGCCGCAGCGTCATCGCATTATCTTTCATGTGAACTGTAGTTGCGGATTCAACCAACGCATTCAGCTTCTCTCGCATCAGCTTGACCTCATCCGGCGTAAGATATGTCTGCTTCACAACAGCCACATCCTTAGTCGGACGGTCAATAAACTCCATCGGATTTTCCTTGATGATTTTCTTTTTGCGAAGATACCGGTATAGTGCAGAAATCGTACTCATACGCCGTTTCATGCGAGCAGAGTTATTTCCATGCTTTTTACAATAGAAAAGAAATTCCTCAATATCCTCTTCTTCAAGTTCCGTCACAGGAGCATTACCCTGATTGTCCAGAACATAAATCATCCACTGCTTGAAATCCGATTCATAATTGTAAACAGTAGACGGGCTGAGGTCACGGATGCCCATATCAGTCTCGTATCTATCCCAGTATTTCAAAGATACTGGGTTTACGTTCTTGAACTTCTCAGCGTCCCATAACTTCAGCGGTTTACTTCTTGTAGCCATATTAAAATTCCCTCCAACCCACCTCTAAAAGTGTTTATTCCTTTTTATCTTTTGCCAGCACAGCAGAGATCTCCTGCTTATTATCCAGCAGGGCAGAAGTTACTTCAGAAAACTTTTCAACATCAAAGTCTTTCAAGTTGCCCTTCACATCATTCAAATAGTTCTCCATAAAGTCAACGAAATCAGAAATAGGGTCAGGCTTCTTAATAATCTCGTTGAGCTTGCCACAGAGACCAAGAACAAGCCATTCCTTATGAGAACGGTCAATCTGCTCGTGGACAGCCTTCTCCAGAGAATCGTACTGATCCCAGAATGCAGAAGTATCACAACCAGCCTTGTTAATCTTAAAGTTAAAAGACTCGTAAGCAATACGCGGCCACTCACTCTGCGGCTCGCTACGATAGTCATAATCTGCAAAATACTTCAGGACAGTCAACCGGAACACTACATCGAGTAGTGCTGGCTGATAATCACCATCGATAATACATGCCTTGACTACTTCATCAAGAAACTCATTTCGCTCCTGAAAATTTAAAACCTTCATTTTATCTCCCTTTCGTCTGTTTCGTCTGTGCTTGCTTTAATTTCTTTCGCTCTTTTCGAGCTTTTTTTAGGTCGTCGTAATCGACCCAACCTCCATCGATTTTGGAGTATGTGATCCAGCGATAATCTACATCAGGATACTTAAACCAGAACATCTTGCGCTTCATCAAAGCGACACTATCAGCGAATCCCTTCGTATCAATCACTTGTTTGCTGCCATCTTGATATGTAATTTCATAGTCCGCCACATAGTCGATCTTCCGCACCGCTACGTCCTTTCCGTCCTTATCGACCCGGCGGAACGCTTCTTGCAGAAGAAATGGGACCTGCTTACGACACTCTACAATTTCGCCGCTTGCCAGCCTTGGCAATACAATATCTCGATAAAACAACATTTCTGCCTTACTATCATAAACTACGCCATCATATGTTCTATCTGCTGGATTCTTACTGACATTAAACTTTGTTCTGTTCTTTTTCTCCATAAAACCACCACGAAAAACGAAGGGGCGGTTATGCCCGCCCCTTACGATTTGATGTTTTCTTAACTACCGGCTTCACGGGCGTCTCATCCTTTACATCACTAGATGACTCATTTTCAGCCATTACAGGCTCATCCATAATTTCATGGAAAACATCACGAACTGCCGGGATGAAAGTTTCTACCTCGGTTTCCGTGACATTCTTATACTTGCGCATCAAAAGAGTAGTCAGGTCTGCCTTTGCAGTCTCTTTTGAAATAATTCCCTGACGATACTGATTTACAGCAGTCCACACAAGAAAGTGCGGCTCAGTGTCGCAAATCATCCGCCAAGGATTAAGACGCGCATCCTGCTCGCAATGCGGGCAAACCGGATATTCTTTTCCGCAAGTACGGCACCAATTTAGATTTGCCATTAGGCAGCTGCGGTCTCGATGCGGAACAGACGCTTATCGTCAGAGCAGTACTCCTGAGTTGCGCTGATCTTAACAGGGTGAGTCAGCTCGTTATTCAGGGTCATATCGATAGCGTTATCCATCTTTGCGTTCGGGAAGATGATGCGCATCAGCTTCTTGTTTGCCTTGTCGCAGGGATTGTAGCAGAATGCCTCAATCACAAACTCGCCCTCGGTAGAGAACTTATCGGCACTATCATTGATAGCAACACCCTCCTCGCTCTCATACTGGTACTTAACAACAAAGCGGTCGCCAGCCTTCAGGTTTGCACCAGTAGGCAGAGTAACCTCAGTGCCAGCGACAGAGAACTGAGATTCGGCGGTCTCACCCAGCTCAAAGGTCTTCAGTGCATTGCCCTGACCATCAACCAGGTCGATGTACTTAAAGGGTGCATTTGCAACAGCAGCCTTGGGGGTGTGAGTTAGGGTCAGCTTCTTGCCATCAGCAGAAGTCAGGTACTCAACAGTGGTAAAGACCTGCTTTGCCTCAGAAGAAGCAACCTCCTTCTTGGAACCCATCTGCTCTGCCAGAGCACCCAGATGCATCAGAGCATTAGACCAATCTGCCTCGGCAGTCTTGCTCTTGTCAAATGCCATGATATTAACGCCCTGTGCATCCTGAGCATAAACGGTCTCGCCGCCCAGAGTCAGCTTGAAATCCTTGACCTGATTCATAGTCCACAGACGCTTGCCGTTCAGGTCATACTCGTGAATGCGATGAACGCGGTCGATAACGACCTCATTAAAATTAAAATCGCTCATAATATTCTTCCTTTCAATTTATTTGGATAAAATAAAAGAGCAAGGCTAATCAATCAACCTTGCTCGTCCAATCCAGTTGTGCTTTTGGGATTTTCCCCAATTCCACGGTGCCAGCATAAACGCCATGCATCGTATTGTCGTAACTTTTTATTTGCTGAATCTTTCTTACATGATTCATAAATACACTCATAGGGTAGTCCATAGCCTTGAAGTAATCCGCTTTAAAGCCGGATGAACACGCCATCGAGAGAACAAGCTCTGCAAGATGTGGTTCATAATGCTTTGTTTTCTGATACTCTAAGTTATCTTTGGCTTCCTCTATCATTGCAATTCTTGTTGGTTCGTCAGCAGCAAATTCAGAATGCTTTTCAATTCCATTTGCGGCACATAAGTACTGAGAAATTGTTTCATACACCACATGGTCAATACGAGTATCCGTAAGTCTGTTGTGCAGGACAATCTCACCACTTATGTTGTCTTTTGCCATCATAAACCCAGAAACATCCATGTCACCAAGCAAAATAGACATATCCTGATTTTTATTGCCTATAAAAAGTTGCCGGAACATTTCAAAGTCCGAAACCTTCTGCCAATCAACCCCAACAGAGTCAAGTTGTGCTTTGTAGTCGCTCGATGTAGAACAGAACAGATAAACCAACTGAAAATACTTTTGCTCGCCATAATCGATAATGTCACCGACAGACGGCATATGAATCGTAATTTTGTCGTTGATTTTAAAATCTCTTCCACGCATCAAACTTGGCTCGTACATCTCTCGAAGTTCCATCAGCCACACCCCACAAGGTCATCCAGATCCTGTGTCTTGAACGTCATAATTCGCACGCGATGGTGTAAATCCATATTGTCCTCGATATTGGATGTGATTTTAAGCTGCTTGATTCCAAAAATCGTACTGCCGTGTAATTCTTTCTCCACAAGACCACTCAGATAGTCAACTCGTGTTGCTCCACCATGACCTTTCATCTTCATCAATGCCTGATTCACAATAACCCACACAGTAAGTGTGAAGTTCTCATACCAGTCATTGACATTACTACGGTCAGTCATGTTTACCTTAAAACAAATATAGCTGTGTGCTGCCTCAATCGTGTCGGGAATATGGAAGTACGGGAAGATGTATGTATAAATCGCCTCGTCAGGCTCTTCAATATCGTCATTGCCCATCGCTTCAACAAGTCCGTCCGTATTGACCAACTTTAAAGCCAATTTGTTTTTGTAGTCAGTAATCAATTCACTTGTTGTCACAGCAAACTCACCACCTTACATTCAATGGATGTATTTGCCGTACCATCTGCATTCGTCAGAGAAATCTTAACGGTTACGCCGTCCATGATACTATTATTCAAAATACGAATTTTGAAAACACCATCTGTAGCAACCTGTGTTTCAACAAAGCTCTTGAACTCATCAAGGCAAATAAAACTCCACTTTGCAACTTCCGCAACCTCTTCACCTGTAATGCTTGTGAACACCGGAGTGAATTTCTTCCAAGAGCCGCCAACACGAACTTCCGGCTTGCCTGCGTACTTGATAGTAGCTGTTACTTGAGAATCCGCATCCGGCTCATCACTCTTATTTGGCTCAAAATAATCACAAATCATCTTCTCGGCATTATCCGTCTTGCTGTTATACTGATCCTGCCGGATGTTCAACACAAGGAATCCCTGTGTCTTACCATGCAACTCATAACGCTCTGTACTCTGGTCAACAGAAGTCGTAACATATGTTTTCGGCTCTCCATTGATGATTTCCAGCATAAAGCGTTTATCAAGATCGATCAGAGCGGTCTCGTCATCAAAAGGCATCTGCACTTTATACTCACGTTGACTTAGCGAAGTCACAATAAGTTCCTTGTTATTTGCATAATAAGGCTTGCTCAACGTTGCCCAACGAGAGACTATCTCACCAGTAATCGGGTTTTGCCATTGAATCTGACGGTTACACAGTTCCATTTTTCCACGAAGAAAAATCTCATCGTTCGGTTCAATCTCGGTCACCAGCCATTTACAGTTGTAGCAATCAACAATATCACCAAGATTCAAAGAATCACCAGGATAAGCCCAGATCTTCTTCTCCTTGGCTACGCTATTACTACGGCTAACGACCAGCTTCTGAGGCAAACCATTTACTAGAGTATTATCCTCGTAGTCAACACTATCCTTGAAGTGTGCAGCGAAGTCACGTTTCGCAAAAGCAATTTTGACATCCTTTTTATTAGACATCTTTGCGGCACCGCCAATAACTCGTGCCCTCGTATAAAAGTCCATCGGTACACCTCCTTACTCAGAGTAGGAAGCGTATGTATCATAGTCGATGGTCTTACGCTTGCGGGTCGAGCGGTCTTTTGCCATATAGTTGTCCAACATCGTCATATTCTCCTCGTGGATGTCTTTCACAAGGGCACGAATACTCGCACGCTCATTAGCAGGGGAGAATACCTGTAAACTTGTAGGAAGGTCTTGTGCACTAAATGCCTTCAGCTTTCCAAACTCTCGTTTGAAATGCTGCTCCAGCATCAGGTGTGCAAGCATATCAATTTCGTCGTATGTAAGGTCTGAATTGAATTCCTCTAGCTCAGAATCATAATCATCAAAGCTAAAATTCTCTTCAGGTTCAATATTTCTGAAAATAACAGAAAGCGACTCCATTAAATAACTCTTTGCACGGTCATGCACAAGGTTTCTTACTTCGTTCTCGTTTAGGTCAAAATACTGAAAGAAATTACTATCAGTTTCAACTAACTCGTAGAACTTGTCGTATACCTGTGAAAATGCGGTCACATTATCCCTCCAATCTTACTCGGCGGGAACGACCTCCGCCTTTTCTCCATCAGCCTTCTTACGGCTACGCTTAGTAGTCTTCTCAACAGGAGTGTCCTGTGCCACAGGCTGTACACCAGCCATCATAGCCTGCATCTGTGCCAGTGCTGCCTGCATCTGCTTCTGTATTTCAGCAAGCTGGCTCTTTGCGGCCTCAAGCTCTGCCTGAACATCAGCAGGGGCAGACTTGGCTGCAGGCACAACAGACAGCTCACTGTTACGCTTGCCAGCACGAAGCTCCTTATAACGCTCGTCAATCAGGCGCTTGACCTTGGTAGACAGGTCTTCACCGGCATTCGTCAGATAATAGAAGCGGCCGCGAATACGCTCAAACTGAGCACCATCCTTAATGTCAATCATCCGCTGAAGGTTCTCGACAGTAGGATTTATGATTGCATCATCAATATCCTCAATAAACAGAACACTGTCTCCTTTAATACCAAGCGCATTAAAGATTTCTTCCTGCTCTTCAGGGCGGAATCGCAGAACACCATTCTTGAAAGCGTTACAAACACTATTCATATACTGAATTTCTTCTGGCGGAACGGGAATCACACAAGGCTCATTCACATTTCCAGGTTCAAAAGTATAGCCCTTATTGTTCAGTGACGAAACGGTAACCACGTTATCATCACAGTTCAAAACATCAATGAACTTTTTCTCCATCACGGAACCCATATTTATCTCCTTTTCTATAAAATGCGGAGACCACGAAGCCCCCGCATAAGTTTGCCTTTGTAAAAATCAGGAAATTATCACTGAGCCATGACAATCTTAGCAACGCGCTCGATGTGATCGATGCTGTAGCCAAAGGTAAAGTCCTTGACCATCAGATGAATCTTTTCGTTGTTGTTATCGTAGTCCTCGTAGGTATGAGTCTCGCCCTTCATGTCAAGGCGACCGATGCGTCCCGCCAGTCCATAAACCTTTTTATCGGGCAGAAGCATAGAACCATCACCCAGCTTCTTGGCAGAGCTGATGCCAGTAATAGCAACGCCATCATAAGTCTTAACCAGACCATAACGGTTGAACTCATCCTTTGCAGCGTCAGAAAGATACTGAGCGTAACCGGTCATACGACGCATCTTTGCGCAATACTTCATCAGGCTTACAGTGAACGGGTTCTCGCCATCTGCGTGTTCGTTCAGATACAGAGCTAGAGCATCCATGGCCTCCATGGTGGGCTCCTTACCCTGAACATCAATCTTCTGCTCGCCACCAGTGATAGCATCATCAACCATGCTGAACACATCGTAGAACATCTGATTCTTCAGAGCCTCAGTCATGAAAGTGGTCAGAGTAGCAACACTCTTGAACCCGTTTCGGCGAACATCTACGAAGCTCAGATCACTTTCAATCTGCTTATTGCGCCAAACGGGCTTGATGGTCTCATAGTGCAGATAAGACTTCGGCACATTGCCGCCCTTAGCTGCGTCATAAGCCTTCAGCGTGTTCTTCACTGTACGTTCTGCCTGATAATCATCAAACTCACCGATAGTTCCACGCTCAAACATTGCATCCAGCAACTCGTCGGGAGCATTGTACAGCTCATCAGTCACAGTACGATTGATAAACTGAGCAATCTCCTTGTTGGGGTCACCCTTATCAATCAGCTCATTGACATGAGCGCCAACAATCTCGGCAATTTCCTTGTCCTCGGCATCCATGGTCTTATTGTACTGAGTCTTCTCAGCAACACTATAAACACGACCGGGCTGCTTCATCAGCTCGGCCACTTCAATATTCAGTGCCATAATTCATTTCCTTTCTCTTCGCGCAAAATAAAAGAGCTACCGCCAAAAGACGATAGCCTTAAATTTCACGTATCGTATTCAAGTTTTTTTCTCTCAATCAAGCAACAGTCTTTGCCTCGGGCAGCACACTGATCATAATCAGCTTGTGGCCGTTGTCGTCCATCACACCAGCAAACTCAAAACGAGAAGTACCAGTAGTAGCAACCTGCCATTTACCGTCAGTGTTGACCTCCAGCAGCTTGCCGACATTAGCATCCTGTGCATCATCTGCCTTATACTGGTCTGTGCCGTACAGCTCACCAGCATACAGAGGAACGCGCTTCACCAGCACACCTGCCTCAATCTCGGTGACCATCTTATCATAGTCATCAAAATTAGTCTGGCTTGCATAGATGCCCTCCGGGATAAACTCATGGGCAACCATCTCGATGCCCTCAGCGGTAGCTGCATCAGGGAACTTAACCTGACCAGCCTTGTGGTCAACCTGAACACCCATACCGGTGACCATAGCGACCTTTGCGGCATAGTTAGCGGGAATATTCTTCGCGCCGTTCACCATCAGTTCACGAATCATAATATTTTTCCTTTCTCTCAAATGTTATTACTTGCCCAAATATTCCCGCCATGCGTCACGCTTGTTAGCGTTAGTGGTGTTATACTTGGTTTCATTCAAATTCAGCTTGATACTCTCAGACTTATGTACCTCAGAAGTCTCAATCTTCTTTTCAGCAGGAGCCTTCTTCGCTGCTTCAACACAGCGAGAAGCAATCACACCATTGATACCAGCCTCATCCAGATTCTCAATCATACTTGCAAACTCGCCCTCACCGGTCAGTTCAGCCTCAGTAATCATCTTGCTGGAAATAGCATACTGGCGCAGATTTTCCTTTTTCTGTGCAAGCTCGGCCTCCGCCTTTTCTGCAGCTGCCTTCTCCGCCTGTTCCTTGTACGGAGTCAGCTCCGCAATCTCATCCTTAGCAGACTGCAACTCTGTATTCAGGCTTGCGACAGTCTTGTTCAGCTCATCAATCTTGGTGTTGACCTGAGAAACAGAAACAGTCAGAGTAATATTCTGCGGCTCACCCAGAGAAACTTCATCACCCTCAACAGTATAAGGGAACATAATGTAATCCAGCTCGTTCATGTAGCCCCACTTCTTGCACCAGATAGTGTGATCTTCAGGGAACATATCGGTCATGTAGTAATCAGAGCTAATCTTTGACACTGCATCTTCAAGCTTCATATACAGGTCACGACCGGTCAAACTGGAAGTCTCAGTGGTAGACTCCGGCTCTGGCTCACCAGCAGGCTCGGTGCTGGTTTCAGGCTCAGTCGGGGGAGGGGTTTCACCGCCTTCCTCAGAAGTCTGAACATCAGGCTCTGCCGGAGTGGTGGGCTCTGTGGTAGACTCAGTAGCGGTCT